CTACCCATCCTTGTACATCACTTGCAGTTAAATCAGCAAAAGCCGTAAAGTCTGATAAGTCTGAAGTGTCTAAACCTATTGAACCATATACTGTTGCAGAAGCATTTACAGTTCCATCAAATCCATCGCTTACAGTATTAGCATCATCTTCTGCATTTAACCGCCAATGGACATTGAAAACAGTATCTTCATTGCCATCTATGGTTTTTACATCTACAGTTTTGCAACTCCAAGTATAATTTATCGCCATGCTATTCCTCTTCAGATTTTAATTTTTCAACAATTAACTTACCATTCTCGTCAGTAATTGTAGAACTGTAAATATTTTTATCTTGTCTTTCACCAATTACTAGCCATGAAACAGTTGCTGATGAAGATGTATTTTGACAACTAATAGTTAAAATATTGCCTTCTACATTACCTTTAACAGCATCCCAATCTGTTTCGTTTGTTGTATAACATTGAACTTCTCTGTTAAGTGCTACAAAAGTACCTTCTGTCATATTTGATACAGCATCAAGATTTATTGTAGCTATACCATTATTTAAAGTAACTGTACCTCTATAAAGATTATCTACTTGTGGTCCTTCTATAAATGAATGATATAAATGGTGCGTATCTTTTTTTGATTCTAATGGATGGTCAATTTTAAAAGAACCGCTACCTTTGGATAAAGCACCTGCAAAGCTTGATGTGCCATGAGTACTAAGTAAAATATCTTGATTTTGAGAAGCATCAAAAATACTCATTTGTCCATTACCTGATATTTCTGCAACTGACCATAAGTCATTATAATCAGATGTTGTAGTGCTACTTGCTAACACTCTTAAAGGTGTTGATGTAGAACCACCTGATTTAATATCTACTAATGCGGCTGGTGCTGTAAAATTAAATCCAAGTTTTCCATCATTAGTAATTCTCATAGCCTCGCTAGTGCCATTTCCAAATGCTAGTGGTGATGCTTGGTCTTGACCATCAATACTAAATAAAGTTGAAACTCTTGCAGAAGCACTAGCACCAAAAACATTGTTTATAGTAATGCCACCCGCATTGTTAGTATCTGAACCAGCAATTCGCATTACGTTTTCATTGCCATTACTAGAAAGACTGCCATTCACATCTAATCTAAAAGTTGGAGTTAAAGTATTGATACCAACATTACCGCCATTTTCGATAACTACTAGACCATTTGTGCCTACAGTCGAACCTGTACCTATTACTAAATCATCAGCAGAATCGTCTAAACCAATATAAAAATCTTGTGCATTACCATCAAAAACAATTTTAGTATCTTCTGCACCTGCATCACCAATAGTTAAGGTAGGTGTTGTGCCTTTAAGAACTAAATTGCTATTTGTTAAAGTTGCAACATCTACATTACCAATCTTAAAATCTATTTGGTCATCGGTATCTGCTGTAATAGATGTATCAGCATCAGCATCTAAAATTAATTCTTGTCCATTTATATCTACTGTTCCTGTAGTTGTTAAATTACCATTTACAGTTAAAGCACCAGATGTAGCATTATCTGCGGTAATTGATAAAGGCAAAGTAATCCAAGCATTGTTTGCTGAATTTCTTAGCTTTAATAAATTATTAGAAGTGTCAACCCACCATTCATAAGCAAATGTTGTTGATGGTTCTGATGAACCTGAATTGTTAGATACTATTGCATCTAAAGCATTATTTAAGTCTGCTCTAAAATTAGCACCTGATTGATTAGCTATATCATAATCGTGTTGAGCCATTAAAAACCTCTTGCTATATAGTCAAATGTTCTAGCGACAATTGTACCACTACTGTTCTTGAAAGTAATTGTAAAACCTGTGCTGGACACACTTGTTATTTCATAAAAATCTCCACTTGCCATATTCTGTGCAGTAACAGCAATTTTTGGAGTAACTAAAAATCCTTGACCAAAAGTAACACCCAAAGCACTTGTACTTGATGTTAATTGTTGTGTATCAAATTTTTGGAACGCTTCTAAAGTTGCAGACAATGATGATATATAAACTTGATGTGTTACATCACCTGATGTGACTTGCAATCTAAATTTAAAAGCACGACCAAAGTAATTTCCGATTCTGAAGTTTTGAAAATCAGTAAATGTTGGTGAGCCACTAGGGTCATCATTGGTTGTTGCTATTTGCAATTGAACTTCTACATCATCATAAGTATTTAAATCGAAAGATTCATAACTATCAATATTTCCTGAACGAGTATCTATAAAATCTGATGTTGAATCTGTAGTAAAGGCAAATGCAGAAGTAAGCCTGTAAGAAGCGGCGGCAATACCTGTATCTATAACATTAGCAAAATCATAAGTACCTGCTAAATCTACACCACCTGCTGAATCTATAAACCCTACTTCGTCAATCAATCCTAATGAATCAAATAAAGTATCTGCTTCTAGTTTTAATTTCTCATCTATTACAACCATATTTGCTTTAGTTCCAGCAAAAGATGGATTTTCTGTTCTTGTTAAAAATTGTGTTGATTGAAATAAATCAGGTGTAACTGTATTTACTACTGTTGTGGCATTAGCAGATTTTATGCCAATAGAATCAACAGCTTTTATTAAATAAGTACCAACTAATAATGGCACTTCTGTTGAGTTTGCTATACCTGATACAGCTTCACCTACTTGAGTAGATTGTTGCCATACTGCACCTGATGTAAGTGATGAATGTCTTATCTCATAAAAACCGCCAATCTTAACATCTAAGTCTGTTGTTGGAGTCCAATTTAAACTCGCAGTATTACTATCTGCCCTCAAAAATAAATTAGAAACATCTGATGGTACTGCGGTCAAACCATAGATTCTTTGTGTGGTTGATGAAAATTCTGATGCCACACCAACAGTATTTACTGCTCTTACTCTAAATTCATATAAAGCTGGTTCAATATCAAAGAATTCAAAATTAGTTCCCTGTGATGTTCCAGCACCTTGAAAAGATGCTTCTGTAGATTTTTTAAACTCAACATCATAATGGTCAATGGTTACACCTAAATCTTCCCATTCTGTATTTACTGATGTACCAAAAGTTAATATGGCTTTTGCTTTTACACCTGAACCTTGCGTAGTAGTAAACAATTCTTCTGTAACAGAATTAATTGCTGGTGTATTTACATTAGGCAAAGTTCCAAAGTTTTCTACCTCAAATATTTCTGTAGCAAAATCAGAATAAACTCCTAGTCTGTTTTTTGCTCTAACAGCTACAAAGTATTGACCAGCTTCCAATTTATCAATAGTAAAACTTTCAGTTACACTTCTGCCTTCAAAATCATAACTAGCTTTATTTTCAAAACGAACTGAATTCAATCTATTAATACCAATCTCATAAGATTCAACAGATGATTTTTTTGGTTGAGTCCAATTAATAGTAACTCTGTTAAATAGTGTTGGCGGTATAGTAATTAATTCTTCTGAAGGTGTAGTTATTGTTGGTTTATCTACAGATGAAAAATTAGGTAAGTTAGTATTAGGAGATGTATCTTCTGCTTGAATCAAACCAAAGTCATAAACATCATCATCGTATTCTCTTGCAGTAATATCTACTTCATCATTATTTTTTATAGCAAGTTTCATTATCTTGAATTTCTTGCCTTGATTAGAATTCAGTGTATTCCAGCCTAAAGATTCCAATGAAATAAAAACTACATCGCCTATTTCTGCTCTTAATCCTTCAATTGTTGATGTAAATTTAAATACCAATGACTGCCTAGATTGTTTCATGTTGATTGTAGAAATCATCTGTGACCTTTCCATTTGGTCTGTAAAAGGTAGTTCTATTGCTCTTTCAAGACTCAAACCATTATCTTCTGTTTTGAATGTTGAGCTTTCTACAATGGCAAAATCTCCTTGCATATCTCTTTCTTTATTAAAGAAAGTTGCCCTGATTTTATTTGCTTTATATTCTTTACCACCTAAAGATAATTCAAAAGCACCAACAATATTATCTTCGTCAAAACTTTGTACTGCTGTACCTGTATCATCAATTAATAATTTATATTTACCACCTGAAAATATTATTGAACCTCTACAAGATGTAAGAAGTTTTTCAATATTATCTAAGGCTTTATTATTGGTATTTAATATGCCATTACAGGTATATTTTTTTTGAGTTTTACCACCTACTGTAACTTCAGTATCACAAATATTTCTTGCAGTAGTAAATGATGTTGTGTCAATTTGTGAACTTGGCACTGACCTACCATAAATGGTATTGGTTAAATAATCTTCTATACAGTCTGCTGGATTATCGCTAAAGACTTTATAAGCAGTTCCACCCGAAGTAGTGCTTCTGGTTTTTTTACCAATGACATCAAAATTTACTTGCGGTATTCCTGTATTACCGAACACTTCAGGTTCAAACTTAAATCTAACAACCGCATAAGCAACACCTTGCAATCTATCTGAAGCAGTCCAAGTCCCATTGGTTTCTGAGATTAAATCTTGGTCTGCTGTTTGTGTTGTCGTGCCATTGTATATTTCATATTTGACTATGCCTTCATATTTTGGTTTATGTATGTTTTCTGTGGCAAGTGTAGTTATTTGACCACCTTCACCTTCATTAATAGCTATAATATCTGTTAAAGAAGTATCATATAAATCAGGCGTGGTATTTACCTTGTCATTGTTTAAATAGACTTGGCTCACACCTTGAATCTCACCTTCTGCAATTGCATAAACCACATGAAGAAATTCATTATCATCTCCTGATACATGATAAAAAATTGGTGTACCACCTACTCTTCTTTCTCCATAAATTACAGGTAAAGGATTGGTTGAACCTTGTTGATTGGATAATGCTGAACGTGCTTGTGCAGACATATTATCAGGAAAGTCCATGTTCATAGCACCTAATAATTGACTACCAGCGTAAGCACCAACAACTACTGTGGCAACACCTACCGCTATTAATGCACCTAGAGTAATTCCTGTAACTCCTGTAACACCAACCGCTGTAAGAACAGATGCACCTATTGCACCGAATACAGGTGCTAATGCTGGTAAAGCAAAAACACTACCTGTAAAAAACAAGGTAGCTAATATTAATATTATGTTTCTAATTTTCATTGCTAAATCTATATGCAGAATCAAAATTGTTAAAATCAGATATTGGCAAAATTGCTGTACCTATTTGTTCATCTACAGATGCCATTTTACTACCAATACAAATATGACATGAATCCCAATTTTCATTATGTTTAACTAATATATCGCCAAAGATAGCCTTTGTTGGATGATACTCTGTCATGCCTAATTCCAAACATCTACCTGATATTCTTTGGGCAAATTCTTTTTGAAATTCAATTGCACCTTCCTTAGTAGAATATTTTTGATAAATTATTTTTAGTAAATCTGTACCTAATACCTTATCAAAGTATTCAACAATAAATGTATTACAATCATTAGTTCCCCATGCAAAAGGCTCTTTCAATTTAGCTTCTATATAATTATTTGCTTTTAATTTATCTATCATCGTATTTCTGTTGGTAGATTTATTCTGCTTCCTGATGAACCATAATTAACTGTTGATGTAGCTTTTACAGGTCTTTCTAAAACACTATCTCCACCACCGCCAAATTCTGAAGCTGTAGCACTTTCAGATAGCGTAATTGTAAAATAATCTGTATTGGAAGCATCAACTACAGTATGTGATTTATTTAATAAACTTCTATCTAAACCACCAACATCATCCAAACCTTCTAAAGTTATTGTGTCGCTGTTTGCTAAACCATGACTTCTATAATGAACTTTTACAGTTGCAGAAGAAGCTGTAGTTTCTATGGGATTCGTTCTAATAATGAAGCCATCTAAACGAACTGCATCACTACCACCTCTTGCAGTACTTGTTGCTGTTGTCGAAACAACAACTGTAACTGTATTTGCTGTAATG